ACAGGCACTCCTGTACGTTACGACCCCAATCGCATTGCCCCCAAGCTGCAACACACCATCTTGCAGTTCGTGAGCAGCCCTCCTAGGGACAGAGACGGGTATCGAAGGTGGTTGGCTGTCCTAGCCAGCAGACAGACGGGAAAGAGTGTCACAACGGCCCTGAGCGTGTCCATGAAGACTGCCTACACTCCTGGCGCCTACTCCGCCATCATTGCGGATAACCGGGAGCGTGCAGAGACTCTCTTCAATGCCGTCATGTTCAACCACAATCACCTGCCAGAGACAGTGAAGTCTCCTACGATTCCCAATCGAGAGAGCCGACAGATCACCTACGAGCACGGTGGCCGTATGCGCACACTCAGTGCAGCCAGCCAGAACGTAGGTATCGGTCGAGCCATCGACAACCTCCACATGAGTGAGCTCCCTTTCTGGGAGAATGCAGAGGATGTGTGGTACAAACTACGCCCTGCGTTCACCAACCGTAAAGAAGCCGCTATCGTGATGGAGTCTACGCCCGCTCCCATGTCAGAGCCCTCCGCCGAGTGGTATAAAGACATTACCGCTGAAGCCAGGCGTGGGAACGGGCGTTTTATCTTCCACTTCAGTGCATTCTTCGAGTCTCTACTCAACGAACGTACCTGGGACCCCTCGTGGAAGCTAACACACACCGAGATTAAGCTCCTCGAGCGCTTCGGACCCCAGAACGGGGAGCCTATTAGTGCTAAAAACACCGCGCAGTACCTAACACTAGAGAATCTGGCCTTCAGACGGTCTCAATTCGGCGAAGACGCCGCTATTAGGCGTGATCCGAACCTTTTTAGCGTGTTTTACCCTACAGATTCCATCACTTGTTGGCACCACGTAGGCGGCGGAGCCATCCCAATTCACGCCCTAGAACGCCACAGAAACGCAGTTTTAGTGCCCTGGAACCCCATTGACGGCTACCAAGAGTACAAAGAACCCAGTCCTGTGGCCGTATACGTCATCGGAGTAGACCCTGCGGGGTACAGTGGCGGCGATAACGCAGCATTTCAGGTACTGGAGGTGTGGGACGACCGCTGGGAGCAGGTAGCGACCTTCTCGAGCAACGGGTACGCCCCTCAAGAGTTCGCCAAGGTGATAATTAACACTGCAAAGCGCTACAACGACGCCTCGGTGGTGGTAGAGAACAACGGTGTAGGCGCAGGCGTACTATCGGTGCTCGAGCTCGCCACTCAACGCAACGGAGCAGTCCTCCACACCCCCGTAGGTGAAAAACGCTTCTACTTGAAGAACCTTTACTACCACTTGAAGAAGAAACCAGGCATCGCAGCAGGTAAACAGACCAATGCGAAGGCCATGGCCCTCCTGATCGATGGATTAATGGATAAACTGGTGCTCCGGGACGCCGAACTAGTGGACCAGCTCGGTAGCTACAAGAGAGACAAGGAAGTAGCCCTCACAGAGTTCTCCCGAATCATAAACCCTATGGACATCGGTAAGGGAAGACGCTCAAAACACCACTGGGACCGTGTTTCGGCACTCCTATGGGCCACTTTTGGGGCTACTAGTGCTCCGAAAAGGGTACGAGTGGTGCGCCAACACGTTCAGAGGGCCAGCAGAGTGGAGCTCTCGTACAACGACACACTCGCCATCGAGCGCAAGAGAGCGCGTCGTAAAAAGGGCAAGAAAGGCAGCTACGGAAAGCTCAGCACCTACAAATAGCAAGCCTCCTCCACCCGTGTTACCGTGCGGGTGGAGGG